AATTATAGAGCAAATATACAAGTAAACTTTAAAGATATATTTCCAGTGTCTTTAAGTTCACTTCAATTCGAGTCTAAGGTAAATGATATTCAATACCTTACAGCTCAAGTAACGTTTAAATATACCATATATGAAATTGTAAAATTGTCAACATAGTGTTATAATATTTTTTTATTCGTAATTATGAACTTAGATGAAATAGAAAAACTATGGAAAGAAGATAGTACTATAGATCCGGATAATCTTCACTTAGAAAGTATAAAAATTCCATCATTACATTCCAAATATTTTCAAATCTATAATAACTTATCTCTATTAAGAAAAAAAGAAGAAAATAATTTTTTACAATTACAAAAAGAAAAATGGTTATACTATTCCGGAAAATCTGATCCAGAAGTGTATAAACAAAAACCATTCGATCATCGGGTAATGAAATCTGATTTAGACAAATATATGAATACTGATGAGGAATTAGTACGTTCAAATACAAAAATAGAATACTACAGCATTATGATAAAATTTTTAGAAAGTATTCTTAAAAATATAGAAAATAGAAGTTTTGCTATTAAAAATAGCATAGATTTTATGAAATTTACTGCAGGATATAGCTAATATGAGTGATATTAAAATTAAAAAAAAGAATGAAGTTTATCTAAAACTTTCGTGCGAACCACACATCATATATGAGTTGGCTCCATATTTTGAATTTGAAGTTCCTTCTGCAAAATTTATGAAGGGAAACAAATATAAAAACTGGAACGGAAAAATAAATTTATTATCTACGCATACTGGAGAATTGTATATTGGATTATTAGATAAACTTATAGAAAAAATAAAAATATTAGATTACACTTATGAGTTTGAAGATAGTAAGTTTTATGGTCTTCCATATGAAGAAAATGAAATGATTTCATATGATGGAGTAACGACGTATATGAAATCTATTATTTGTGAAAAATATGAGCCAAGAGATTATCAAGTAACTGCGGTATATGAGGCTTTGAGGCATAATAGAAAACTTTTAGTATCGCCTACATCATCTGGAAAAACTATTATATCATATTCTATTACAAGATATTATGTAGATAAAGGATATAAAGTTTTGATTATATGTCCCACCACTTCACTTATAGAACAAGCACATAAAGATTTTTTAGACTATGGATGGGATTGTGATGATTTAGTCCATAAAGTTTATTCGGGAAGAGCTAAGACTACAGATAAACCAGTAATGATATCTACGTATCAAAGCATATATGATTTAGAAAAATCTTATTTTGAAAATTTTGATGTAGTTATAGTTGATGAGGCACATACATCAAAAAGCTCATCAATCCAAGGTATACTCCATAAGATGTGTGATGTCAAATATCGCTTTGGATTAACTGGAACTACGCAGCCAGAGAAAGTGCATATATGGACCTTAGAGGGGCTCTTCGGTCCTGCATACAAGGTAATTCGGACCCAAGAGCTAATGGAAAGAGGTAGTATAGCTAAGCTTCAAATTAAAATAATAATTTTAGAACACGATAAGAAAAAATTTGAAACTTATGAAGACGAACTTCAATATATCATTGGAAATCAAAAAAGAAATAATTTTATTAAAAATTTAGCCCTAGACTTAAAAGGAAATACTTTGATATTATTTTCTCGTGTAGATACCCACGGAAGAATTTTGTATGATTTAATAAATAGTTCCACAGACAATGAGCGAAAGATATTTTTCGTTTATGGTGGTGTTGATACCGAGCAAAGAGAAAAAATAAGAGAGATAACCGAGCAAGAAAATGATGCAATTATTGTAGCTTCTTATGGGGTCTTTAGTACCGGTATCTCTATAAAAAATTTACATAATTTAATTTTTGCTAGCCCTTCCAAATCAAAAATACGAAATCTTCAGAGTATAGGAAGAGTTTTGAGAAAATCAAATACTAAAAATAAAGCAGTTCTTTATGATATTTCAGATGATATTTCAAATGGCTCTGTAAAAAACTATACTCTAAATCATTTAATAGAGAGAGTAAAAATTTATAACGAAGAAAATTTTAATTATCAAATACACAAAATAAATTTTAAGGAGAGTACTGATGAATGAAGAATTTTACGCATCAATAAAATTAGTGTCTGGAGAAGAAATTTTTTCTAAAGTATGTGCGTTCGAAGAAAATAATAAGGTTCTTTTAGTATTAGATCATCCAATATTTGTAGAGACTGTATTTGTTCCAAAATTGGGTATTCCTATTGCAAAAGTAAATCCTTGGTTAAGCCTTACTGAGGATACTACTTTTATTATTGAAAGAAATAAAGTTATTACAATGACTGAAATTAAAGATGTGGTAATGATTAAGATGCATAATCGCTATGTTAGAGAGCAAAATAAATCTACAAATCAAACTCAAATAAGTCCTAATATGGGGTATGTTTCTTCAATCGCAGAAGCACGAGTATCATTAGAGAAGTTGTATAAATCTTCTACAACTTCTAATACTAATCTTAATTAAATCCCTTCGGGATTGTGCTTCGCACAGGCTCTAGAGTTATTAAGTATTAAGTATTAAGTATTAAGTATCTTAAGGTCTTAATTTACTTCAAACCAACAGATCTATGTTATCTGATTTATTAATTCTGTCAAGTACTATTTCAATATATTTTAATATTTCTTTATATTTGACGGGTATGCTACAATATTTACAGAACAAAATTTAAATCATAATGACTAAAAAACAGAAAAACGTACACTATGTAAACAATAAAGATTTTTAT